TTAATATGTCGTTTCTAGGATGCTCTGAGTAACGTCTATCTCGCGGGTTTTGATGCTCGTTGCTTGACGATCTTGAAACTCAGGTCTTGCGGCTGCCAGTACCTTGTTCATGTTGGTCCATGCCATACGCGGGTAACTATTTATCAAGTCACTCGTCACCGCTATGCGGTCAATGAAACCGTTAACCTTGTCCCAGTCATGTTCTACCCTGACAGCTCTCATGTCCCTGTCAATGTTCCATGTTCCACTTAAGGTTTTCTTAGCGTGTATATGCAAAAGTTGTCCAGCAAGCAACTCTCGGAGAATTGGCACTCTAATGAAACAGAGGGCTTCTAACAGAAATACGCGTGGAAGACCGTATATTCCTGATTGAAGCCCGTTAAACGGGCTTGTACCCGAAATTCTCGTTGAAGCCCTGTACGCCTCAATTTGGCCTTCAAATCGGTTTCTAGAAGCCCGTTGAGTCTGGGGGTCTTCGCCGAAGCCCGTTTTTTCAGAGGCCTTCGCTGAAGCCCATTTAATTAGAGGCCTTCACTGAAGACCGTCACGAGTGGCATAGTTGAGGTGGTTTAGGCTACCCTATTTGTTCAAACTTGTGTAGGACCCTATGACTCTCTCTTCAGAAAGTCCACGCTGAGAACAAAATGAAATGTGGCAGAGCCCAAGCAAGGAATAGAGAGTAAAGGCATGTTTAGGTCGTAGATGCAGAGTAGGCCCAAACCGTAGAATAGGAAAGCCACGGCAAGAAGGAACGCGCACAACAGTTTCAGACGGTTCATTTCACCACTTGGATACCTCTTGCTATTTCCTTCTGAGCATTAAACTTTTGCTGTACTCCATCGCGCATATTTACGGGTGCGGGTGTGCGCGCGTCAGTTGTGTCAACCAGAACCGCGCCGGTTAGAAAACCCTCATCGGTTCTCCGATGTTCAACGTTTACAACGTACCAGTCAGTGTTCACAGTTGTTATTCCCTCCGCTGGAAGGTTCATGTTCAACTTGTCGCCTATGAGAATGTTGGTGTTTCCAAGGCAAGATATGTCTAGTCGTTTGACTGGGTTTATGCACTGGTACAGAAACGTGTTGCCGCGTTTGGTGCAGTCACTGTCACTTTTCAGGTTAGTATCTAAATACTCCATCTGTCTGGCTCCATAACTAGCTATGCTTCCAGGGTCAGAAACGGTTGCTAAATAGTGTCTTCCATAAAAGTAAAGCGCGTCGATCCTGATAGTGATGGTTCCGTTGTTGGCTCCGAGGCAGTACCAACGTATGTTTGTGATGTTGCTCCATGAAGGTGCTCCCATATCGTTCCAAAGTCCGCTGTCAGGACCCAGTGGCAAGTTGAATTCATACCAAACATCGTCTTGCGTCATTGTTGGTCTTGACGCGGAATTGATGTAGTAATAGTATTTATTGATGACTGAATTGGCAGACAGTTCCACGCAGATTGAAAGTTCGCCAGCAGGGTTAGGGTTATCCACGATTTTAACCCACATATGTAGGGTGTCAAAATCGTCTTTGAAGCGGCCAGTGCAGTTGAGCGTACCAAAACCTTGCCAAATATACATGTTTGTAACTGTTGGTATCGTGGATTGCTTGCTGTTCGATCCGATTTTTGCGTCTGCTTGCCATGAGAGGGTTCCGTCACTAGTCCAAGACCCGCCAGTCTCAGTCCATAAGTCGCCATCCGTAGGTTCTTTCCTCTGCTCTCCGTAAACGTAGAAGGTATTTTTCACTGGGTCAAGTGGTCGCGTGAGATTGTAACCTAGAATGTTTTTGCCCAATTCTAGGGTTTCCACGCCAGCAGTCCTTAAGGGTCTAGTGTGCCAAACCAGTTCGTTGTCAATGTTCACATAGAAGTCCTTTTTCACTTGATTTGCGGCATCGTACCAGTAGTCAGACACCTTGCGTAAAACGTCGAAATAGGTTTCACAGTCAACCTGCAAAGTCACATCTGTAGCGTCAGCCTGTATTTCTCCAAGTCCTAAACCCAAATCGTTAGCCAATTCATCAACAATATCGTGCGCGTCAATGGCTGTCCATCTCTTCTGTCGCTTCAGTCGCCTCTTCAAGATTTCACCGATTGACTTACCAGTGAATGTCCGTACATCTGTCTCGCTGTTGAGAGGTGCGGAGATTTGACTTATTCTGCCTATGAATGTTGGGTCAGTGGCAAGACCCCCAGAATCTTGATAGCCAAACCAGATTTTTGTCCAGTCGAAAAGGTCAATGTCTGTGTAGGTGTAGCCTCCGTCATGTTTTGTCGGCAAGGTGAAACTGAAAATGCCCACATCATCAGTTATGACTTCTTTAGTGTGAATGTTGAGTGCGTCCGCTGTTATCGTGTGCAAAGCACTGCCCGCGCCTGGCTCCCAAACTTCAATCTTGTAGATTGGAATGGTCATTTAACTTATCTCCGCTATGAACTCGCTGGCTGACAACGCCGTGGCTATGGCAGAAACGCCGAGCATTGCCCACCCGATAGGACCTGAGGCAGCTTCAAACAAAATCAGGGTCGTGTGAGCTAACCTGATGGTCATGACGAGTTTTTGAAATTTGGCGATTGCAGCATCAACGTTTTCGTCTCCGCATAGTCGCCTCATAAGTCCAAGAGAGCGAAACAACAGCGTTTCCAGTTGTCTAGCGCTGCTTAGGGCCCTTTCAACGTTCAGTTCAAGGTTGAAAACTACGGTTTCTTCGCTCAAGAAGTGACACCTTCGACAACCCGCGCCTTAATCATTTCGGCAATCGTGGCCTTAACCTCATCGAACGCTGGCCTCATATACGGGTACTTAGCCTCAACAATAGCAGCGTAGTTCACAAGTCTGCCCGTCTTAGGATTAGTCACATAACCGCCCGACCGTACACGTACTCTGCGCCATGCTTCGCCTTCGCCGCCTCTCTCAATGCGGATACTGTCACGGAGAGAACCAGTGTCAACTGGCACGTAAATCTGCGCTAAACCCTTCATAAGTTCGGCCTGTTGCAACAGAACCTCAAACGCGAACTCCAGCATCTTCTCGGGTAAAACTGCAAGGTCAGTTTTGGCTGTACTAAAATCATATCTTATGCTCATGTTTCTGTAGAACCCCTGCCAGTTTCTTTATGTATTCCTCGCAGAACTGCAAGAACTCCGCGTAAGTCCATGCAAGATAGTCAGTTTCGCAGATGCCGTTCTGCCTGAAAAACATTTTCAGATCCGTTGCCCACTCAGGGTCAAGAGTAGCCATTTCTCTAAGTTTCACGCTCATGTGATTCCGAACCTTTCTTGACTCGTCTCCACATTCGCAGAACCCAAACGGTACTCGTGCATGTCCAGTTCGTAACTCAGCAGATTCTCGTCCGTTTTGGCCTGGCTAATCCTCATGCGGTCCACAGTTACTTTCAGGCTTGCAACGTCGCTCGTGAACCACTGCCACGGGTCGCCGAAGCCGTAATGGAGAATCTGGTAGAACGCTTCTGCGTCGTGTGAGGTCCATCGTCCGTGCCATCCACTGTTAATCACTGGAACCCCTGCAGCATCAACGCCTGTGCTGTCAATGTCGCCGTAAACGCGAATCGTCGAGTCGTCGCCGCCTAAGTATTGAGTGGCGTTTCCGACTTTGTCCGGGATTTTCAGGTGCTGCAGATTGTTGAAGCCTTCAAGTTCGACGCCACCCGACACGAACGGCCAAGTGAAGACGCCCTGGCACATGAGTGCAAAATCAAAGTAGACGCTGTAACTTGTGACTCCCCCCGTTAAGGTGTCTGGGTTGTCGTTGGCGTGGAACTGGATATACTCGATAACTCTACCGGGCGTCAAGGTTATTGTACGTGTTGTCCAAGACGTACTGAAGCCCAAGACCGTTGTGGTGGCGCCGCCGCCTGAAGCTGCCGTGTAAGCAACTACAAACTTGGCCTCCAAACCGTTGGCATCCACGCTTGTCTTCCAACGGACAACACACTGGGGATAAATAGTGGTGTTGATTGCGCTGGCGGAAACGTCCTTCCAAACATAAAGGTAGTCGTTGCCTCCCGTGTTGGGTTTGCCACTTAATGTTAATACGTCGCCGTCAGACGTTGCTGAAGGTGTGGTTATTCCCACATGAATCAGTGTCCACCCCGCGACTGTTTCACAGTCGTGGAGCCAGCCGTGTCCATACGTGATTGTTGGTTTTGTCAAGTCAGGTTCCTCTGATACTCCATAACGTCTTCCACGCTGTACAACGTCGTTGAGCCTAAACTCTGAGTTTTGGGAGTTGCCGTTTCCAAGTTCCGCAAAGAACCGAGCGGATAGGCTTCGACTACTCGGCGGAGTTGGCGTTCGCCCTGCCACATCAGATTGTCGCCGCTAATGCCCGTTTTGTCGATTGCTTGAACGGTGATGGCTACTTTCTCGTTGTAGCCGTAAGCGTACTTGTCACCGCCGATTAATGGTTTGGACGTGCCTTTGCCGATTGAGTAGACTAGGTCGACGCCTTTCGTCACAAAAACCGTTCTTATTGGATATGGAGGGTCTGCCCAACACACTATATGCGTGGCAGGCGTGCCGTCGTTTTTGAGCAGGCTAATCGGAAGCGACGCGAAGTACGTGTCCAAATAGTCTTTGGTTCTGTGCCGCGGATCCTCAACCGTGGCTCCCGTGCCGTAGGTGGTTGGCATGTCGTAGTGGATTGGCAGTTTGGTGAGGTTGGACTCGTAGTAAACTAGACTGTCTCCAAAGTTGTTCGGCGCGACCAGTTCCACTTCGTAATAGTTGCCGAAGCTGTCTTTGACTTCGTCGCCTTCCGTGACTGGGTCAAGGTGGAACCCGCTCACTTCGTAGTGAGGATAGAACCCCGCTGAAAGCGCGATGCTTCGCATGGCGCGGGGAATGACTGCCATTTCAATCGTTGTTTCCGCGTAGGCTTTGGCATACCATCCTGTGACTGTGTCGGCTGCGCCGAGCTGCAGTTCCCGTCTGGTAACGCTGAAGTCTAAACCCATTCCTTAAGCCTCAAGGTTTGTTTGGGTGTGATGTTTAATTCCCATCGTTTTTTACGCAACCTAAGTAATGTATGCAGTAACATTGTAAGAAGTGTGGATTTCGACAGATGTGCTAGTTCCGCTTGTCAGAATCGGTTTGTCGAAAACCCACGAATTTTGTAACATGCCATTGGTGCAGTCTGTGAAGTTTATGCTGCTTCTGACGTTTGTTCCTTGCGTGTTGATTCCAGAGAGTTGGATGTATTTAGTATGGTAAACGTCAATGTCTGCATAACTATCTGCAGTGTCTGTGCCACTATTGTAAATGTTCAAATTGCTGATGTGAACTGCTTTATATTCTAAATATGCAGTACTGATGAAAATGGCTGTTTTACCTGTGTCCGTGATGTATCCACCATTAATGTTGAGTGTTGCCGTTTGAATTATCAAACCGTAGTCGCCTACTGCCCTCAAATTGATTCCTGTGAAAGTGTTGTAGTCTCCAATGATTACGCTCGCGTTTATCACGGATTTAAACCATAGATTGCTGAAATGGTTATAGTCTGCTGACGCTTGAATGTAAAGCCCAAGCTGGATTCCGTTATCCTCAATTTCTACGCTGTCCCAGAAAGCGTCATATTGGTACACGCCTGAACCTGAGCCCAGCCAGATTCCATACGTTAGTGTTGCACTTCCCCAGATGTGGATGCTTGTAAAGTGGCACCCTGAACCGCCTTCGTCCCAACGTATAGCAGCTGTTGCTACAGCGTTTGTTCCAATGGTTATGGCTTCAAAGTGAGAGTCATGCGCTTTGACAATGTAAAATCCCGTGTCTTTGAACCCGTTAACATAGATGTTTTCATACCAGTTGTCACATGTGCTCCCCGACTGATAAAACACCATTCCATAGGCGAGGTTGTCAAGCCACACGTTCATGATTTTGTGGTAGTTGCCATCAAGATATATTCCTGTGCAGTTTGTTCCTGCACTGCTGTTTTGGATGCGCATGTTCTCAATGTGAACATTGTTTATTCCTGCGGAAAGATGGAAAACCGCAGAGTTTGCCGTAGTCTGTGACAAAATGGTGTTGTCGTCTTCTCCTATGAACCTGTTATAGTCAGACGGATAAATCGGTGTATCCAACGAGTACGTTGCATGTCTAAAGAAAATTGTTCCGCCCGTCATGTTTTTGTCGGCGAAGTCGATGACTTTGCTTGCGTTTGTGCTTAGTTCAGTGTCCCAAATGCTCATGTTTCGGCTCGCGTAAAACGTGGTGTTGTACTGCCAGATTATGTAGCTGGCTTCGCTCCAAGCCTCCAACGGATCCTCCATGCCTTCGGCTTTGATTGAGCCGATCTGCGGAAAATACTGTTGAACCACCAAGGCGCCTATTGCCGTGCTTATCAGAATCAGGGCGACTATTGCCGCCGCGAATTTCCTGTCCAGATTTACGGTTTTCATTTTACATCGTTTCCTGTCAAAAGATGACTATGAACTGAGAAAAGAGGGGAAAACTAGAGTCTCGCCGCGAAGGTGATTGTACATCCCGCCGTCACCGCGTGGCGAAACGTGATGTTCGTAGCGTCAGCAGTCCAGCACGGCGAAGGATACGGCTGCGCGGCGTTGATCGAAGCCAAAACAAGCGTGGGAACCCCGCCGAGACTGTGAGGCGTCACGATTGGACTCCTACCCGAACAGATTCCTGTGCTCCAAGTTCCGCCCAGACCCGCGCCCGTCGCGTCGATACGGATAGTAACTTCCTCGTTCCCCGAACTGCCCGTAATAGTGAAGGATATGCCTGTTCCCTCCACAAAGTTAAGTCTGCGCCTAGTATCGATGGTTGCGCCACTGTTCTTCCGCACTGCAACCCGAGCATTACAAGCCAAAATGTCAGCCGCGAGAAACTGGTCGGTCATGCCCACCACGTGGGTGTGGCTGTCCTTGTGAGGTTTAGGTGGCTGGTTATCCGCTAGTTCGCCAGACAATCCTGCAACGCTGATTTCGTCTCCGCCGCCATTCTGATGTGTTGCCGCATGTGCCCCAGGCGCCCCTGCTGCTGACCACTCGATTGTTCCTGTGCCGTTATTCCAAGTGGCAACCTTTCCCGTGTCTGCGGGTAGGGGCATATTTACTGGCTTAGTTTTTATCCATCCAGCGTTCTGCTCATCAGCCAAAAGACCACTCAAACCCGTGACATCAATCACATCGGTGACGCCGCCGAACTGATGGCTTGCCTTGTGCGTTTTGGGAATGTGAAGGTTGCTTCCAGTTAAGCCGCTGTGTATGCTTGAGCCAACAAGCGGAGGATTCTCATTGGCGGTAGTCACATAACTTGAAGTGGTAGGCGCGCCTGCGCCGCCCGTGCTAGGCCAAACCACGTTTGTCGCGCCGTTCCAGTAATAGTATGCGCCTGCAGCCAAGACAAGGCTGATTCTGCCTATCTCATCGGCGCCCCAACCTGCCGAAGCCGCAGTCATGTCCGTGTATGTGTCGTATTCTCGGTAGTCAAGAAAGTCGTTGTGCGGAATCTTTTCGGCTGGAATATACTTTTTGTGTCTTCCCAAGGGTTACACCTTGCTCAATCTGGCTTTTGCATCTTCAAACAATGGCAGGTACACGGCTTCGCGTTCGTAGCCTTCACAGCCTGAACCTTCCAAGGACACGACTGGACTGTTTGGAATTGGGACGTTTTTGAGTTGTTCCAGCGCCACATCAAACTTGTCAACAAACACTCCAATGCGGAAGTAGCCGATCCGCATGACACCGACTTCTGCAGGATCCACTTTTGTTCACTCTCTAAGCGGGTACATGCCTGATTTCCCAGTAGAAAGTTATCGCGGCAGACGCGTTGCCCTCATCCAAACAGTTGACGACGAAAGTGTTTACTGGAGCACGGTTAATCGTGTCTACTTTCAACTCTTCGCCCGTCGCCAAAGCGCCAGCATTGATTATTGTCAGTACAACGTAGTCGTTTGGTCCGATGAACCGCGCTGTGGGCGTGATGGATGGCGTGCCGATGAGGATAGTTGCTACTCCGCTGTTTCCAACTAGATTGTCAAACTTGGCCACTGTGGTCGAGTCTATTGTTCCTGCGACTTCACAGTTAGCGTAAGCGTCGGTTGCGCCGTTGTCTATGATGTCTTCCAAATACCCATTTTCGAAGGTAACATAATGAGTGGTGTTGTCGGCGCTGACGTAACTAGTTCCTGGGGCGACAGTCCACAGGTAGGGTGCATCAAACTTTACGTGGTAACAGTTGCCCATCAGCAAAACTTTTTCGTTGACGCCTTCAATGTCCAGTTCGGTGATGGTGCTGTAGCGCAGGTCCCAACAGACCATGACGTAGAATTGAGGGTCCGTCTGCGCGATTGGGTGGTTCACCTGTATCCTTCGCAAGCTAACGAGGTTTGGCCATAACGCGGCTAAAGCATCGTTTTTGTGGATGAAGATGGGGTAGGGTCCAGCGACGAAGTCAACTGTCAAATCATACTTTAAGTAGAGGTAGAGGTTGTCAAAGATGGTGTTGCCTGGGTTGAAGTTGTCTTTGTTCGCGTAGATATTGAGTAGTGGTCCGCCCCACGCCATGATTGCTCGCACGTTGCCATGCAGGAAATTGACGAGTTGGAGTGCGTAGTGGTTTTTGTCGCAGTTCAATACCTTGATGTTTTCGATGACGAAATGGGTTAAAGTGTAGGTTTGTGTGGTGTCGGTGGTTATTCCGTGTCCCGTTGTGGCTTGGGTGAACCAGATTCCCAAGTTGCGGATTTGGATGCCGTGTCGTTGGCCGACTATTTTGATTCCGTCCTTGTCGGCAGTAGTCACTTTTATGACTGAACCGTGCAGGACGGTGGGGGGATTGTCGGGGATGCCTGCTGGAATGTCGCTCCAACTGCCTTCGCCTTCAAGGATGATGCCGTCCCTGTCAAGTTCCACGTAACCCTCAAAAATGTTGCCCTTGAGATGGATTGTTCCGCCTTCCGTTGGCAATGCGTCTACGGCTTGCTGGAACACGGTTGGAAAGTCTGCGTTGCTGTAGTCTGTTCCGCCTGAAACGTTGCTTTCCGCTCGGTAAGTGGTTCCGTCCAGCCAAAGGGTGTAGGAAGAGGGAATGCTCTCTAATAGTCTGTTCCATTCGGCTTCGCGAATTCTTGTTCCGTCAGGATATTGTGGCATAACAGTCACCAAAAGTAGGAACGCAAGAAAAAAAGGAATAGTTTCATGTCGTCTCTAAACTCCTGCCGCGCAACCGCATCAACCCCTCAATCATGTCATGTCGGCGTCGTCCGACGCAACCGCGAACGGCACCCCCACATGACCCTTCAACTTGACAAGAGCCCTCTTGAACAAGTCACTCCAAAAAGCGTATTGCGGGTCACCAATCAAACTGGAAACGCTGAGGCTGCTTACCGCCGTGTTTGGGCCTCTGTCCAAGTATCCCCGGAGCATCAGTAACGCGCCTGCTTTTGTTGCGATGATTTCGCCGTCCGAGGCGGTGAGGGTTGCTGCGCCAGCGGCAGGCGTGAAACTGATTGAGGTGCCCGCGTCCAAGTTGATGTAGTCCGTCGCGTTCTTGATGATGTACTCCATGTTTAAGAGGCTAATGTCTGATACGGTGTAGTTGTTTTCGTCTAGGATTCTCTGCGCGATTAAAGGAACGGCTGTCATGCTGATTCACTTTTCCCTAGTTTATTACCATGTAAATTGGCCTGTTCATGTTCAAGTTGAGCAAGACATGCCCGTCCAAACTCGTGTAGACCCCATTAAGATTAAGGAAGACTTGGCCGTCCAGACTCACCATCAAACTGTCAAGGTTAAGCAGTACCTGACCGTCAGGAGTTATCGCCAAGTTCGTGACGAATCGTTGAACTCCGCCAAGGACTGTTGAAGGCACAACCACTGTCGGCACGAAGGTGCCGTATTCGGGCCAGTAGTCTTCCTGCCAATAATTGCTCGGCCAATACGTTGTTTGCCAGTGGCCAGGCTTCAGAAGCGCCACGGCTAGGCACCGTCATTCGTGATTGCGGTTCTATCGCCATCTGCGGTTACCGTTGCGGTTATGCGGAATTTCGTGTCTGCCTGATCTTTGAATTTAATCGTGTTTGTTCCGCCACCCGTGGATTTGCCTGCTAGTGCCGCAAGCATGATGTTTATGGCTTCTCGATGGGTCATGCCCGCTTCTGTTGTTTCGTCGTGAACCGCGTCCGCGATTGCTCCGAGAGTCAGCGTATCGGTTACGGCTTTGATTGCGGCTACTTCCGTGTCAACGTATCCGCCTACTGTGCCGATGTTTGCGATTGCGGTTCCAACGTCAGTGTGGACGTCTGCAACGTCGGTGTGAATGTCAGATACCACGGTGTCGCCTATCGTGTCGAGGCTCGTCTTCATTGTGGCGCTGAAGTCTATGTCTTCCATGGCGGCTACGACGGCTGAACCCACGTTGAGGATTGAGAACCAACTTGTGTTGTTAGGCGGCGTTGCCCAAGCTGGACGTATCGAGGCTTGGCATGTGGTGCCGTTGTAAGCGTAGCATGCTCTGGCTTGTCCAGCTCCCTGCCCTCCGCATACCGCGATGATTTGTCCTTTGTAGAAGTCATCTACGCCTGACGCTAGCGCGTCTAGGGTTATTGTGGCTACGCCTCCGCCTGTTGCCTGCGCGATGCGGGTAACGATGGACTGGTAAATGTTTCGCAAGTATATCGCTGGCGAATCGGCGACATCGTGTGTTCCTGCGGATATGACTTCGTCCCACACGGAATCGGCGATTGCTGCTTTGCCATTCGTGATTACGGTGTCGCCTATGGTGTCAAGACTTGTTTTCATGGTTGCGCCAAAATCAATGTTGGCAAGTTCGGCTGTGGCTACGTCTAGGTAGTCTCCGCCTCCGACAAGAGCGTCAAACACGTTCGCGGCTAAGACGGTGTATTCGTGGAAGACGGGTAGGAATCCTGCTTCGTGACACCACAACTGTAGTCGACCTAGAGTGTCGGTGTCTGTTTCGTCTATAGGACAGTCGTAGATGCCGAGTTCGTCATACGCGCAACTGGAGGCTTCGTTTTTCTGGATGATGTTTGCTCCATTCTTACTTATTCGTATGTCGGCTTGATGTTCAGTTAATCCTGCTTCGACGCTTTTGCCATCCGTATCGTCAATGAATGGTCCTATCTTAAGAGTGATTGCAGTTGACTGTTTCAAATATAACATTGTGGTCCCTTGCCTAGTCTGCGATGCGGGTTCTGCGGGTCTGGCTGTAATGGTGCATGGCGACGGGGATGCTCAAGCCTGCAGGTTCCGTGTAGTCTATTTCAATCCAAACATTGTCAGCCCTTGCTCTCCAAAGCCAACCATTGTCATTCGTGCATACTGCATGAAGCTCTGCAACGAACTGTTCAGGAGCGTTGAAATCGTCAGGATCAAAATGAAATACCACACTCTGAACCTGAGAAACACTCCAATCCGTACAATCAGAACACGCATAACCTCCCGCGCCATTTGCTGCACTACTCAGAATAGAAGGCCACTCAGCAGGACAATAGATCAACCAATTCAGAGCTGTAGCCAAATTCGAATTATTTATGAGTTTAGAGTGCATACCGATTGTTACCTTGTTAATCGTTGAGCCTGCAGGAATAGCGAAGCCGAAGCCGCTACAGGTCAGTTTGTTGTCGCATACTACTATGTCGTTGTGAGCCGCGCAAACTCCATCTTCAACCTTCACTTCATCAGGAGAAGTCCAGACGCCACTATTCACGACTACAGTGGGATATTTCCTAACAACTACCATGCCTAAACCTCATTAACTCGCATCATCCGCGCTGTAGGTGACTTCCCAATTTACCTGTCATTGCTTGTTTCAACTTCTCGATATTTGGCTCAGGGAACCGTTAGAGTTCCAAGCGAAATCCAGTTTGTACAGTACTTCGCCGTTTTGAATGGCTATTATCTGGTTTAAAGTGCCGTCAGGGTTCCAATGTAATTCTAAATCGTCAAACCTTTCAGAATCCTGCTTAACAGCCTTCTTCTTCCTGTACTGGTCCAGAATCCACTGCGAATCAGATTTGACTTCTGGCTCTTCCTCTTGGACGGCTACACCTTTGAGTTCAAGCAAACGTCTGTTTTGCGCGAGTTGTTCTTCAGCCAAACATTTCACCAAGTCGGATAATTAGCGAGGAACTCGCAGAATTCGAGCAGAGGCTTCTCCAACCGATGCACGCGCTGCATGATCTTGTCCAACGCCACAATCGCCATACACCGCAACATCGTGAAGTGGCCTCGAGGGTCAATCTTAATCGTGAGCCACATGAGCCTGTAACCCACAACCTTTCTTTCGTTGTTGACGAACACGTACTGCGCTATTTTCCATGGCAACGTGTAGTCGATCCAGTAGGGCGGCACAGTCCATTTGCCACTGTTTTGGCGTCGCCAACGACAGTAAAGGCACGTGAACCGGAACCGTTCCAAGTCTGAATATGAGCATAGGATGCCGGCGCACCAGAGTCTGGTGATCCACAGCGTGTTCTTCCGCAGCCAGAGATTAAACAACATTTGGTTTCAGGACTCGCTTGGCCTTGGATTTGTCGTCTTGCGGAGGCAAGTCTTCAAGTTTTGGGCCGCCAGTATGCAACGGTTCAGCCATTACGACTTCTGTTTTAGGGGTTTCAACTGGTGCCTCAGCGATTCTCTGCATAAAGTCTAGGCTAACCTGTCCCTCTGGCACTTCAACGAGGTCTCCTGGAACGTAGGTTATATTGCCTATGCTGAAATTTGCCACTTTAGCTGTGATTCTGGCTTTCACCAGCTTGTATTTGCCTATGTTCTCGGGTTTCCACCATGCTTCTGACGTCATAGATTCACCTCCACCACGCGAATGCCACACTAAGAAAAAGGGGGAAAGACAAAGTCGCCGTGAAAGGCGACTAAGTTAGGGTTAGGTTGGTAATGTCCACGATTGCCTTTGGCCTCTTGATGACGGGTACGACGGCTTCCCACACTTTGCCCTGATAATTCATTGTTGGCAGTTGGGCTAGGTAGTTTGTGGTGTCTGCTCCTACGAGCAACTCGAAGTTTCCTGGGCTAGTGTCGATGAGCGTGGCGTGAACTTGGGTGCCTGCGTGGTCATAGTAGAATGGGCTGACGATTATGTTTTCGACTCCGCCGATGAGGTCGCCGACCATCTGAAGGATCCAGTTGTCAGTCGTGCCGTATGGCACTTCAAACGTTGAGTATGCGGCTGGAGGCACAATCAGCTTGTAGGGTCCGTAGAACCCGTAGTTTCTGAGGGCTGTTTTGGCGTTTGCTATGTCGCTGAAGGCGTCAGTGTATGGCGCTGCTGCTTGAACCCAGTCGCCGCCTGCCTCCGTCTGTTTTCCAGTTGCGGTGCCTAAACCTTCGATGCCCATTGCGGGCCATCCAGTGTATTCGCCTGAAAAGATGAGTTTGTCCTCTTCCTCTGCGACTTGTATGGCCGCGTTTTCTGCGTGTTGAGTGTTCAAGTCTTCGCCTGAGTCTCTCCGTTTGAGTACGTCTCGCCAGTGCAGAGTATAGTCTTTGCTGATGATGGGGATGTGCACGTGACCTTCAGTGAGATCTACTTGATCCATGCTTTGCTCTTCGCCTGTCATGCTGATAGTTGCTTGTCCCATGTCGTTTTCGGTGTAGTACGTGTATTGAGTGAAGCCTGCGCTTGGCAACTGTCGTATCGGCATCACTGTTCTGCCCTGGAGGCGCGGACGAATCGTTTTGACTATGGCGCTTTCAATCAGGTTAGTCTCGTAGTCCGTGAGTGTGCCTGTTGCGAGTCCGACTCGTTTCATTGTGTTCATGGTTTACTCATCCTAAATTTCGAGTAGGACGAGAAGGTTCGCTTTTGTCATGGCGGCCACTGCTTGCAACGCGATGCCGACTTGTGCGCCCAATGCTATGCCTGCCGCTGTGCCAGCCATAACCATACCCGTGTTCGCTGGCATAAGGACAGTGCCAATCGTGATTGCGGTTCCGCCTGAATCTGCCGTCATCAACACTATGCATGGTCCGCTTAAGACTCGCGCTTGGTCTGCAGCGTCGTAACTGTAGGCTCTGAGGTTGCCAGGTTCAACGTCCAAGACGCCGAGGGCTCCTGCTGCTCCCGAAATCATTACTTTGATGTCCCATTCGTTCGTGTCAGTTGTGACTAGGCGTCCTGGGAAGCAACTGGTGGCCGTTTTGACTTCGTATTCCCGAACCAGCGGTTGTCCAGCGTAGAGGATGCCGTTTGCGGGTTGAATTAGTCCTTGTGGCATTAGAAGTCACCTTGCATAGCGAGGATCTGTTCGCGCGTCTTGCCGTAGAGGTCGCCTACTGTGGTTCTGCCTGCTTGGCTGTCGTTTCCCGCGTGTATGGACTTGTACGTTGCCGCGTCTCCGCCCTTGGTTCTACTCAACGTCACGTCGATCTGCTGCAGCTGCTCAATCGTTAATGGTTCCAAGTCGGACGCTTTGTAGTCGGTTCGAGCCAAAATCTTCAGTTTCACGTCAGCCTTCAAGTCGTTCTCGATGACGCTTGCCAACTGCACGTTCTGCGCCTTCAAAGCCTTGTTCTCGTCTGTGAGTTGCACGTTTTCCTTCTGCAACCTGCCATTGTCCAACGTAAGCGAAGCTAACGCTACTTGCACGGTTGAATCTGTCGCCGTTTCCGTCTTTGGTTTTTCAATCATAATTTTCAATCTCCTCGTTCAAATTGTTGCAGATTTCTTTAGCCACGCCTGCGTTGAGCGTGAACAACCCACTTGCTACGCCTAGCTTGTTGCCCACTAGGGAAAGCACTCTCCCAGCCCTCTTCGGGGTCACAAGTGACTATAACGGGTGTCTGCGGTCTTGCCTGCGCTCTTCAATCACGCGTTGTTCCCGCATGGCCAGCAGTCCCTTGCTGCGGTCAATCAACTGTTCAGCCGTCAAGTTTTCAGGCGGCGGAGTTTCTAGTGTTTTGGCAGGTTCTTCAGGCGGCGTAACTGCCTCTGGCGGCTTGGCAGCTGGCGGCGGCACAACTGTTTCTGGCGCCTTCATTGATGGCGGAACCGCAGGTATCAACGCGATCAACTCTTTCTTTCCTGCCACATACGCGTCCCAATAGTCCTTCGCCTGCTGCTCAGTGTAACCTTGAGCTTTACGGTCTTTCAGGAAGTCTTCCCATTCAGTCGGTTTTGCTGTGCTCAATCCTTTTTCACCTCCCATAACTTGTTGAGCCCCTTCAATACTGCGTTTAATCGTGGCGCAGTAACCTTCAGGATCGGCCTTGTCCTGGTTTTTGGCTACGCAATCGGCGAAGTCCGCGTATTCTCCGAAAGGATCAAGTGCGATTCGCTTCATCATTGTGTCTACTCCTATGCCGCAGTCTGGAAAGCTGCATCTGCCCTTCAGGACGCCTGCCGCTACGTGGTCGATGACGATGTCGCGCATAACATAGTCGTAGTTGCTGCCGTTCCAAGTGCCCGGAGTCAAGTCAGGCTGATAATAGAAGCCTATGCTCACGTCTTTCAACTTGCCGTTGCGAACGTTATCGAGAAAGTCTGCGGGGCACGTGCTCTTGTCAAAGTTTAGAACTGCTCTGATTCTGTCACGGTCAAAAAACGGTTTCTCAACGACGCCGTGCATCTGTTTCTGGCTCATTACCACGAGGCTGTCAGGATGGTCTAGGATGGTGATTTTGGCGTTTCTGGCTGTGTGCGTGGCTTTAAGCAGTTCCATTCTGCTTTTGAATGCTCTTCCGTCAGGGTATTGGTAGACGCCTTCTCTTGTTATGACGGCGTTGACTTTTAGGCAGCACCTACTATCCTCAATCACTTGCAAAGAGTCTACTTGCATTTGGTCGTATCCAATCTTCGTCATGATTCAGTCACCTTGAAAAGTTTCAGGACAATATCAAAACTATGAGCATGGCATTCCTTTGTAGTTGTGTAAATGCAACAGTCAACCTGATAATCCGCTGAATAGAGTTGTTTCAGTTTTCGTTTCAGTCGCCCCTTTGTGTAAAGATGAAAACACGGGTAGGTGGAACCACATCTATGTTTTCTCCATAAGTGGTAGTACAACCAAGCCTTGTAGCCTGCCACGATGATTGTAGCTCTGCCACCGACTCTCAGTAGCCTAAAGACTTCCTTGAAGGCGACAACATCGTCTGAAATGTGTTGAATGACTCTTCTAGAGTAGATTTCGTCAACCGTGCCATATGGAAAGAGGTTATGCGTATCTTGCAAGGAGCACACGTAATCAGTTTGCGGGGTAGGTCTAACGTCTAAACCTATGAAGCCTTGCTGTTTCCTATATCCGCATCCAACGTCTAGTTTGATTGTCACCTTAAGTTTTGAGTGAAGCCCTTACACTGCAATATTCTCTCAGATAGTTCAAGTCTAGCCACTTCAAAGTGTAAAACAAGGCTCTTGGAATGGGCACGTTCTGTTGCACGGCAATTTGCGCCCGCAACTTTAATGATCTAGGATTGCAGGGTCTTAGATGAAGGCTCGTGCTCCATGAAAAGTACCTGTAACGCAATCCCACCGCGATACACGTTTTGAGGAAAGCGGAGTCTTCTGCGTCACAATCGACGTGTTGAATATTGTCGTATATGGTCTTTCTGAAACCATAAATGCCTGTCAACATGCTCCTGTGGGCAATTCTGTTTTTCAGTCTTTCATAATTATATATTACTGTTTCCTTCGTTTTAGCCTTCAGTTTTTCCCATGAAGACCCGAAAAGCGAGTAGTCGTTGCACTTGAAACTGCAAAGATCAATACCACTCCAGTCAACCGTGAAGATTCTTGGGTCAACGTAGATGTCGCTTCCGATGCTGTACGCAACGTCTCCCGTTGCCTCTTTGAAGCCGATGGCGAAAGGTTCGGCGGTAGGCGAGAGCCACTGTTTCTTTTTCAGTTCAATGACCTTCACCTTAAAAGGAAAATTCGTTTCTTCAATGATGTTTAGGCTTCGGTCTGAACACCTGTCCAACACGAAAATGGCTTCGTACAGTGGAGAATCACGTAGAGCCATGATGCAGTATGGGAGGTATTGCTCCTCGTTATGAACGGCCACAACCGCAGACGCTCTGATCATGTAAGATGCGTTCTCAAATATTGGTTTGCATCTTCTAAGACTCTGCATACTGCCGAGATGATTTCTGCAGGCACCTTAACAGGTTCGTGCAGGTCTTTCATGAACTTTGTGTGTCTTACCGTCACAGTCGGATTGCCTACACTAAATTCTGCCCAAACATGTTCAATCCCGTCATTGTCCAGGCTTACGCTACTTCTCAGTTTTGGATTTTTTTCCGTTTCACCTTGACCCATTCTATCCCCCTTTTACGATCCACCAGTCAGGATATGAAATGTGCAAATGCTGTTTCCCATACTGCGAGGCAAACTCGTTTACGGCTTTGATGACGCCCTTGAAATAGTATGGCACGTAGTCGTGGCCGCCTATCACGCCGTTGGGCTTTACCAGTGGAAAGTAGTGGTTGATGTCGCTTTTGACGTTCTCGTAACTGTGGTTTCCGTCGATATACACGAAATCCAGCAAGCCGTCAATGTCTGCCACTGCGTCATCAGAGGTTTTCCTTATGAACGTGGCCTGCGGGAACAGTTCAAGCCTCTCTTTTGCCGTGGCTAAACAATCGCTGAACCTTGAACTTTCTTTGCCATCCTCAACGTATGGCGTGTAAGGGTCTATCAGAAAGATTTGTTTGATGGGCAGTTCCTGAAGCATGTTGAGGGCGTTCCATCCTTGGGCCACGCCGATCTCTGCACATATAAGAGCGGGTTTGCCCCTGAAATGGTCTTTATTGAACACTGTCATGGGTCTGGGAATGGTGCCAACGTCCTGAAGCATTTCTGCAAAGCAGACGTGCTCGGCATATACGCCGCTGGCTATCGTCTTGACTATTTTGTGGCGTAACTTTAGGGTTTTTTGGGCAATAAACTCTTTCATACCTAACACTTCCATGGGTCGCGCAGAAACCTCAACGCGAAGTTAAGCTGTTCAGGCGTCATCCGTTCCAGCTCGGGCTTTGACGGGTTCCAGAACCGCCGCGTTTCTAGGCCCAGCGGATGCGTGTGGATCTCTTCCATTCTGCCTGCCCAACGCAAAACGCATCGGCAGTTCGGGTGAACCATTGCCCTTACCGCGTTCACTGCCATGTGAGTGTGGTAGGGAAATATCCATGGAACCCAGTCACCCCGATAATCCGAAAGGTCCAGCAGCAGGCACAGTTCACACGTTTTAGGCGAAGAGGTTCTAGCGTCAAACACCCACCAATCAAACGCTGAATGATGGTAGCCTTCGTGGTCAGCGGCCTTGAGGACTTGCAATAGGCTGACGAGTTTTTGGGACTTCCTTGATGAGATAATCGTTTCCGCCTCCCACACCGCCTGCTTTGCTCAGCAATTCGTTTCCGCCCTGCTCTTCACTCAGGTCTTTCAGGTCTGGGTCTTGAAGCTTGCGAATCTCATTGCGTAACATCCAGTTTCCTTTTATTTCCAATGTTTGAGCCTTGACGTATTCGATGTTGGCTTTCTTTTCTTCGTCAAGCTCGAAGCCGCCCAGCCAATCAAACTTAAAGTCCGCTTCTCCGCCAAGAACAATGTTGATTAGTTCTCTGATTCCGCTTTCGTAGTAGCTCTGCTCGTCACTTACAAGCCCATAGTATTCCTGCTGGTTCACTTCTGAGCCTGTAAGGGCCCCTGCCTGAACCCCGCGAAGAATAGCAAGCGGTATGCCTGAGCCGGCGCTGATGTTTTCCATGATGGGCAAATAGTAGTTCATCGGATTCAATGCTACGCTTGCGACTCCCTTGAACTCTATTGTTTGCATTTCGTTGTGCGCGAAGAACGTGCGTGCAGACAGGTTGGAGAAGTTGCCGTCCTGAACCCAAGCGTCAATATCAGCCTTTTCCGCGCCCGTGAATGTCAAGTCTGGAAATCCGTGGCCAGTTCGGTACATGGTTTGGCCCATGCCCCACCTGATGTTCCGCAACGTGACTAGGTCGTCCCACACTGGGTCCAAGTGGCTCAAGCCTCTCCAGTCGTGCTCCAGCAGGTTCGAAGCAAAATGGATGACTCTTGAATAGTGAATCTTGAGGTAGGTTGCGATGCCAGCCCGCTTAACATGGTAGTATTTGGGCAAGCCGTAGCGCGGGTCTTCACGGTCTTTCACTTGGTCGACGCGGGCGACCTGCACGGGACTGTAAGCCTTCACCTCGCGAAGCCCCTGAGGATCTGTTGTGGGTTCGGCTAGAGACTCAGTTGCGTCTTCGTAGCCTAACGCTAGGATTGCCCAGCCGTAACACCTGTCAAATATGGCCATGCGCGTAAGTTCCCGTTTCGCCTTGACCCGCGTGAGTTCCTGCTGGACCTGCTTGTCAAACGCTTCATCCTGTTTTTGGCTTTCCCGTCCGACTTTGAACCAGTTGTCAAAAATGTCGTGGGCCACAGTGAACACGATTCTGTGCGCTACGGGTTCGCGGGTAACTGCGAATGTGCGGTCGTCGTCTAGGATTGTGGCGCCGAACTCGCCGCCGCCGCCTGTTCCGCCGAAGGGGATGGTTATGGCTCTGCCTCTGGGTACGGCAGAAGCAAGTCCGATGCGTTTAAACCCTGTTTCACTCATCTTTGGCTTTTCCTTTGCTGTTTATTCGTCTAAAATTGAATCCAGTTGAGTTGACGACTCCATTGAAATTGCAGTTGTCACAGATGACAGTTGCATCCCAGCCTTTCGGGCCGCGTATGAAGTCTGCAAGTTTCAAACCGTTTTGTCCGCACGCCGTGCACGGCTGATGACTAATTAGTTCCTTGAAGCGTTTGGCCTCCGCAAGCGTACCCAACAATGTCAGTTCGTGGTTTCTGCGTTTCCAACGCGTGAACCAACCGAATATGGAGTCTTCTTTTTTGTCACTCATTTCGCATCATGTCTTAAGTCTTAACACTTAGCTCCGAGCTCCAAGCTATGTCGCAAGATATGCGACTCAGCCGAACGTCCAAGCGCGAACGTCACCCTTAACCCGCAACTGCAGAAACGCGCCGCTCACCGCATCAACAATGTCGTCGTGCGCTCCCTGCGGAAACCCTTCAAACTCGTCCAGAAACACCCCGTTCCAAGGCGCTTGCTTCAACTTCACGTTGCCAGCTTCTGACGCGCTACTCACAGGCACAGCCCTCTCCGCTTTAGGTCCAGTGCTTTTGATTCCCCAGAAACTATAGCCCTGCAGGACTTGTCTTGCATAGTAGTCGATTTGTCCGACGCCGCTGCTTCCTGGCTCCTGCTCCATGAACGTTCTTGTTCCTGCAGGGTCGAGCTGTGCGGTTTGTTTTATGAGTGCTTCAACTTGCGGAGGACCCGAACGGATCCGCTTAACGTCCAAGACGTAGTATATGCCATTCTGTTCGCCAACTAGGGCGCCTACAGTGTAATCGGGGTCCGTGTTGGGCTTTGGTTCAGTCGCTGCCATGTCCCAGAACCGCACAAGTTTGAGTTCTGCAGGCGCTTCAGCAACGATTTTGAACCATTCTCTGAGGAAGATGTTGCCGCCGTGCCGCGCCGTCCAGTCGCCGTCAAGGTACTGCCGCTTCGTGATTGGATCGAGTTCGCTGAGGCTTTCAACGTACGTCTTCTTGTCTAGGCTCGGATTATCTTCTAGGCGTGCGGAAATGAATATTCTGCCGTATGTTAGGCCTTCAGTCATGAAACGCTGTTTAACCCAGTCATGCCCAACGTTGCCAGGGTTCGATGCGGCTCTCATGCGCAACGGAATAGGACTACGTTCTAATCGTCTAAGCCTGCTGAAGAGGTAACGGTACTGGCTTTCTAGGAACTGCGTGAGCTCATCGAAGCCTATGAGTTGGAACTCTGCTGATTGGTAACGGTACTTGTCCTTCTCGTTTTCGAGGTAGCCAAACGTCAGTTTTGCGCCTGAAGGAAAAGTCCAAGTGTGGTTCTCGCCGTTCCAACGGGCTTCTGTTCCGCTTAGCCACTCGTTTGCTCTGTCCATCAGGGCTTTCGGCAAGGCTAAATCGTTGAATGTTCTGCGAAACAGTATTGCGCTGTAACCTGGCATGTCCACGTATTGAAGTGCAGCCATAAGTAGGGCATCGCTTTTGCCTCCGCCCGCAGCTCCGCCGTACAATGCTTCTTTGCATCTAAGCAGTAGGAACTGGGCTTGTTTCGGGTGCGGTTGGTGCGGGATCCACTTGTTTTCTAGCACTGTCAGTTTGAAGTGTTCGGTTAAGTTCTTCAGTAATGAGTGATTCGTACTGTTGCAGGTTGCTTGTGACATTTACTTCAACTTTCTGTGATAATTCTATTTGTTCTTTCCTTTCGATTTTACGAGTTAACATTTTTCCTACGAGTTTGGCGATTTCTTGAAAGGCTAAAACCTTGTCTTCTTTCTTGATGTCGGGGTAAGTTTCTATAAATTCTTCTTTTATCCATATTTCGAATAGGTCGCTTTCTATCCAACCTTGCATGTCTCGGTCTATCGTTTTGTGTGAACATTTACAGATGTCTGCGATTTGGTCTCGGTTTAGTCCTGAGAATATACCCTGCTTTATATATGGTAGTCGCTTGAGTGTTTGTCGTGAGAGGGTCATTTTAGGGACACTTTTGTTTTTTTGCATTTCCAGCAAGTCTTAAACGTGAACAGGTTATAGTTTCCGCAGTGCCAACATTTCCAAATCATTTAGCAGAGTCCTTCTTTGCCGTGCTTAACCAAACCAAATCCATAAGATTGCAAAAGTAAAGATAGCACCAAAGATTATAGCAACTTGGAGAGATCTTCCACTCCATGCCGATTCAACTACTATGCCTTCTGAACCTGTTTCACGAATATAATTTAATCGACCACAATTTCCGCAGAGAAATGGTTCCCCTATTGCGTAGTCAATAAATCTTCGTTGTTGCCTGATTAGATTTTCTGAACCACATCGTGAACATTTATTCATTCTTTTTTACTTCTTCCTTCTTTGCTGTTGTTAACCATTCAATGATGTGCGGAACGTGTTCAGCCGCGTTTTCCAGCGCCTTCTTAACTCGCATGTCCCGCGATTGCCTGTTTACCTTGTTGATTTCCAGTTCAAGTTCGCACGCCATCTGAATAAGCTGAGCGAAAGTCAACGTTTTCGGGTTGCCAAAGTTTAGGTGTTTGAGGCAAGTCATGGTTTCTGACCTAGTGGAAGAGGCTGTTCCAGCATTCCAAGTGATAATGAACGGTCTTGTAACTTCCCCATCTGCCATTTTTAGTTGCCCGTGAAATGATGGTGTCACCTATTTCCAGTGGCTTATCACATGTTCTGCAGTTTAAGCTGAAGCCACGGACTGTTAAGGATATGTATAGACCGTGCGAAAGTTTCAGTTCTTTAGTCATTTTTTGCGCCGCCGACACGCCGAGGCAAATAGGAGAAAGGAGTCATAGAAGATTCTCAGGTGTCGACGTTTACGCGTTCCCGTTCAAACTGAAACTCCAGTCTGGCCATTCGGTTGCTGTCTGCGGGATTGTGAGGTTTAGCCAGCCTTCCACTTCGTAGCCAACGTATAGATATGTGTTGTTTGCTTGCCACTCAAGAATCCATCCTGAGGGTAGGCCCGTCGTGGTTATTGTTACTGTTAGGTTTTGGTTGCCCGTGTTGACTACTGTCACGTTGCTCTTGGTTTGGACTGTGCCTTTCTGGCATGTTCCCCAATCTATGGCTGTTCCGTTCGGTTTCAGTGTCCCATCGATGTACATGTCTAGGGTGGCCGTTGCGATTTTGCCGTTCTGAGGATAATAGTAGTTCACGACTGTCTGTGCGATGACTGCGCCCGCAAGGAAAGCTATGAGGATCAGACCGACATACTTTACTGCTTTATTCGTTTTGAAAGCACCTCCCTTATAATGTCATCTTTCATTTCCCAGAAAATATTCCATTCTTGCTCTTCATGTTTCTGTTGAATTTCAAGGGGGCAAATAAAATTGACAGCAGTATTCTTTGAAAGAAAATCTTTGCAGGCAAATCCATGGCGACAGACAAGTCCACCATCACTGATAAACCATGTATCACAATCGTTTCCATCTGGACAATTCATATTATCATCTACGTTTTGATTACTCTATTTTGCTGCGTGTTCAGTCATGTAAATCAGCTTACTCGTCTTGACCAGCTTGAACTCGTTGCTCGGCCACCCCTGCTTTTTATAATAGAAGAAGAGACCGCACGTGCTGCAGCGCATGATGAGCCAGCCTTTCTTTTCGTCCTTCTCGTACAGCGTGAGTTCCTTGGCACATTGAGAACAGTTAGTCATGGTTTAGGCTCCTCCGAGTCCGTGCCAAACCGCAACGAGCATGTCCCAAATGTGGTCTTTCAAAGCGTAGCCCAAAATGAAGTTGACTGCTCCCCACAAACCGAACCACAACAGGATTTTGCGGATGCCAAAGATTATTTCCATTAGCCGTCCTTCTGCTTGGTTCTTGGCGCCACTAGGATAGGAACCAGAACGGCTAGAAGCAGAAAAGCGAGACCTACAATGTCATTCATGTTTTCAGCCTCAATGCTTCGCCGTTCCTGTTGGGAAGGTTGCCTCTATGACTTTGGCTCTTACTGCCAGATTATACTCGTCTTGAAGTCGTTGTGCCTGTTGCTCTGCCGCTGAAAGTTTCGATTGAAGAGCGGTTATTTCTGTTTTTAGTTGCGCCGTTTCCTGAACCTTTGTGGTCAGCGAATCAACCTGTGTTTGGAGGCTTGTTATTTGGTTGTTCTGCTCTGTCAACGCGTTTTGGGCTTGACTGATGATGCTGGTTCGCTCTTCGCTTGCCGACGCCTTCAACTGTTCCTGCGCTTTCGAAGCTCCCGACCTCATCGCCAATCCCGTTACTGCGCTGCCGACGGCTGTCACTACGGCCGTGGTTACGGGGTTCGTCGTGATTGCCTGCGAAACTATGCTGATTCCGCCTGTGACGTAGGGAACGAAGGGAGAAAGTAGACCTGACAGGTAGAGGCCCGCGCCTGCTGCGGCTGCGGTGAGGGACACTAAGGCTTCTTTAATCATGGTTTTACTTCCAAAGGTTCAAGCACGTTCGAGTCTGAAACCACAAACGACAGGTCCACGCCCAAACTGGTGAGGCTAATATAATCCTTGATGGGGATGAGCACGGTGTGGTTGGCTACGCCTTCGCGTCGCGCATTGTCTTTCGCTTTGACTATTATAGATATTGCTACGAGCTGTTCGGTTGGAAGCCAACTGTAAACAGCGTTTTTCTTGGCTGGCAGGCCCTGCAGGTATCTCAAGCTGAAATCGCGCAGCATACCCAAGACTTTTGGGCTTCGTTTGAAGACGTAGCCGTCGCCGTCGGTTAAGCCGTACCAGAAATGTTCCAACTTCAAGAGGCGAACGTTCCTAGATAGTTTATCAAGTCAACGTAACTCTGAGCCCAATACTGCGGAATCCGCAGGTTAACTTCCATCTCAATCTTGTCGTGCCCGTCAGGCCACCGTTGCGGCTTGCCCTGACTATCCTTAGCAACCTTCACGTAACTCGGAAAGAACTT